AATGGCCTGTCGCTGTGCTTCGGCAGCCTGTTCCTGATCGAACTGGGCTTGAGCGGTACGCTCAGCCAAAGCAGTCAAAGCATCCTGACGTGACCGGGCAGCCTGCGACTGGTATGCCGCACGCTCCTGACCCAACTGGGTACCAGCAAACGCCGCAGCAGCCTGAGCCTCAGCCAAACGTGACAGGTCAGCTTGACGAGATGCGCTTCCAAGGAAGTCGGCAAGCGTATTAAACGCACCAGCACCCTGCTGTCCAGCAAGTTGTTCAGCCTGAATTTGTGCCGCCACCTCAGGTGCCGACACACCATACGCACCAAGCATCTGAGCCATCTGATCCTGGGGCGCTGTGACCTGTTGGGTCAAGCCGGCAAATGCGTTGTTCGGGTTTCGGTTCAAATAGTCTGTGAGTGCATTGTATGCACCGGTTGTCAAACCGGATGCCGTGTCATATCCGGCACCAATGTTCTTCAAAACATTGCCGTAAATCGATTCAATACCAGTCTTTGATGCGGCATCCATCTTGCCGATCCTCGCCAAAGCTGCGTCCACATCTCCACGATACGAACCATCTTGGAGTTGCTGAATCATAAGATCGTATGAGCGTTGCTGGCGTGCAGCTTCTGCCGCATCCTGGGCCTTTTCATACTGCCACTTTTGCAATGCGAGCTTGTCGGATGCTGACAGACCGCCACCACCTGAACCACCACCAAGACCAAGTGCGCCGGCAATATCAATGTTTACATTTTGTGCTGGAGTTGTGTCAATTCCTTGACCCTGAAGATATGTTGCACGCTGTGCAGGATTCAAAACGTCAAGATTGGTTCCGTAAAGGCCCCGGTTCAAGATTGCGGAAGCACGGTCAGCCGTGCCACGACGTGTGTCAGAAATCTGTGTCGCTGTTGGATCAACATACGATGCAGTCGGAATAACGCCTTCGTTAACACTGGTACTACGATCTGGCACCGACGTTGGAAAAACCTTGATACGATTCGCCTTATATGCGCTACGGCCTGGGGTTCTCTGGTTCTCTGCCATGTTATGCTCCTGCTCTCAAACGAAGAAGCGCCAAAGCGTCTTCCCGAATCTGACGTGCCTTATCGGTTTCAAGATCTTGCAAATCCTGCGCATATTGTGAACGCAATTGACGGTTCTGCAACTCTGCCGCAGCAGCAGACATATCGAGTTCACGCTGTAACTCAGCAGTATCCTGTACACGCTTGCGTGAATACTCAGCCATTGCTTTGCGGAACGCTCCGCTGCGCACAGACGGGGCCAACAGGCCACGGCGACCATATGACGACACAACCTTTGGTGCACCCTCGTTGTACTGTCGTTGTAATTCAGAAAGGTTGCGTTGACCACGTTGCTGTGAAATGAACTGGTCATACACATTCATTGCGGACGGTGCAGCAATGTTCTGCATTGCCGCACGCCGACGTGCTTCAAATACGCTAGCGTCGTAAGCCATAGTTTGGCCTTTCTCGGTTGTCATTGCGTCGCTTCATCTGATCTTTGATTTCTTCAATCTCTTTATTGAGACGAGAGATTTCGGCCACAAGCGAGGCAACAATAGTTCTAATCGCTCTGGCATCAGACGACTGCAAAGTCGTCAAAGCGGGGATTTGGATATCGTACATCATCCGAAAATCTGATTCCCCAAAACAATCTGATCATGCTGCCCTAATTCCGAAGGGACACCTGCGGAATCAAGCTTTGCATAGGTCACTGATCCATCGGCAATCTTGGTTGTGGTAACAGCATTGGTTGCAATCTTTGCTGCAATAATTGCAGAAGAATCAATGTTGGTTCCATCGGACAAACCGTTTACATAGTTTTCGATTGCATCAAAGTTTGCGTTGACTTCTGATGCTTCAGCAATGGTTCCGTTAACGAACGAGTGTGGAATTGTAATAGCCATTATCCTGATACCTTTCTGGTATTAAACTTGTATGCGATGCTGTCAATTCCCCAAAAGAAACCAACAGGTCCAGTGAACAGCAACTGTACTGACCGTGCCAATCCAAGATTGGATCCCCGGAGAACTTGGGCTCCTGCTGCCGCAACACCCCAATATCCAACACCCCATCTACCTTCGCCCCAAAGCATTCCACTTGCGGAAGGCCCCAGAGAAATGTTGAAGCTTTTTCTTTCGTTTCCGTCTGCTTCTTCAAAGTTGTGAAACACTTTGACATTGATGGTGCGTGCACTGTCAACCTGCTTGACAACAACATCTGGGCGCCTAAACATTTTCTTCATTGAGTACATACGACCGTCAACCCAGCCTGTCCGGTAGTAGCTGGCGAATCCTGTTTCAACTCCACCCAGAAGATCTTTTTCTTCCGAGTAAACGTCAATCCGAAGAACTCTAGGAATGTTGGGGTGAATCATCAAATACATGTAGGATCCATCAGACTTCCTAAAGTTGCATCCACCAATTGGTGCATAGCCATCCGCAATAGAATGCGCAACCCACGCTCCTCGGCCAATGCTTGGATCATAAACAAAACAAACACTTGGATAATTAACACTAGTAGTCTTGGAGTATGGAAGACTCAACCAAACACGACGGTTGATGTATGAAAGATGGATTTTGTTAATTTCGGAATTGTTGACGTACCCTTGGTCAAACATGCCCTTAAGATTATCGGTCAAGTCGACAACTTGGGTGCCGTTATAGAAATACAATCCCCTTTGGTGGGAGTAGAAGTAAACTCCGTTTTCGGCTACAGCAACATGCTCATGTGAAACAGCGCCAAGTTGTGAAGTAAGTTCAACGACCTGGAAATCTGTTGAGTCGTAACCATAAACAACATAGATTGAACTTGATTTGAAAACAACAAGCTGACCATTGATCGGTGCAATAGCGGTTACGCCATCGCTTCCACCCTCAAAGTCAATATAGTCATCTTGCATCCAGTCTTCAGGAAGGTTTTCATGCGACCATCTCACACGATTCGGATAACGAACCGCATTCTCGGTCGTATTGGCGGCAAACATCTTGTTTGCGTGAACAGCCAAATGCTCGGCAGTTGGCATCTTCCCACCGGTCGGTGTGTTATATGCCTGCCACGCATTCGGGTTGGTTCCACTAGCAGTCAAAGCCGTAGCGTATGTATTGGCAGTAGCCCAACGGTACCCACCATTACCAGCCGTCCCCATACACATGTACAAGGTCTTTCCCCATTGAGCGAAGCATCCACCATGCCCAGTTGTGGGCGTAACATCATTGCCAGCAGAGTATTGAAGAGTGGTGAAGTTCGTTCCGGTCGACTTATATATCTTTGACTGGGTGCTCAACATAATCGTTGGCGTTTCACCTTGGAAAGCAAAAAGCTTTTGAGGAGTCCACGAACCGCTAATAGCGGTCGTATTGATTTCACGCATCGCACCCCTGGTAAACAAGCCACCACGTGGATCAATTTCAACATTCAACATGTCTGGCGACTCATTGCGAGCCAACTGAAACTGGTCCGCTCGAAGGTTCAGTCCACCAGTGAAATCATCGTAACGCTCAACGGATACTGCGCTCATTGTCCAAGAGTCGCTCCAAGCGTCTGCAACCAGCGACGCATAGTTGGGTAACGCTTCCCACCAGACATAATGACTGGCTGTGCACTTGATGCTTTCATCAAGTCTCGTCGTGCAAATGCGACTCCTTCTTCAAAGGAGCGCATATACATTGTGCTGAGTTCCATGTCTTCCTGACGTTGGTAAACTCGTGCCAAAACAAAATAGGGAAGAATGGCATGGAACCATTCATCCATGTCAATGTTCAAAGCCGTGTTAGAAAGCCAGGTATACGTCGGATTCCTGTAAGCCCTAACGGTAATCGGATACACGGTATCCGGTTTCGGCCACAAGTGAATCTGCCCATCCCAAAACGAATAAAAGTACGGGCGACTTGGAGTATCGGTGTTGCCCAGCCACACCTCTTCGGCGTTATTGTAGTCAATGAGTGTAAAACGGTTTCCAGATGAGCTTGTGTCCACAACCGAAATAATTTCCCTGATATCTCCTATTGCGGAAATATTGTATGCTCGCTGGTTTGCCACCGTGTTGAATGTGTACGTTTCCTGAAGATACGGCCAACGTCGTTCAAGGGCATAAATGCGCTGAAAGCCTTCACGGGCAAATTGATCAATAACGGAATCTGGAAGATCCGCTTCGTCCAAGTCCGCCATCGAACGGACCTGTGCCCTTAGGGTGGCCAGGGTAATCACTTAGCCAGCCCTTGTGAACGCAGATGCCCCACACAGTAATCGGTGCCTTTGGCCTTAGGGCCTTCACAGGTGTCATCGTTGCCAATACAACGATTACGGCCCACATAAGGGCCGGATGGTGCCGCAATCTTCGCATTCTCTGTATATGCGAGGCGTTGTCCCGAAACGGGTGCACCGTAAAGCGAATGGGCTGGTTGAGCGTTTTTCATCATCAACCAATAGCCCTATTTGTTACCTTCCCCCAGTGTGGCCTGAGGGAAGGCAACAGACCTACTGATTAATACTTGGAGCGACCGCCACGAGTCGTGCCACTGATACGACGCTTGGAGGCATCAGCCTTGTCAGCCTTCCGCATCTGCTGTGCCTTACCAGCCACAGCCTTGCCCTGAACCTTCTTCTTCGCACCTGGAATTCCAAGAGGAATTGCACGACCCGAAGAGTACGAGCCTCCTGGCTTGAAGTTTGCCTTACCTGGACCGGTCTTCTTACTCTTGCTCATTGCCATTGGCTTTTCTACTCCATTGTCTAGTATCCGATAATACTTTGGCATTTCTGATTTCCTTTCAGGAATCAGGGAGGGGGTTTCCCCCCTCCCCAATCTTAACACCCCTAGGACCGTTAGGCGGTCTTTGCGGTGAGCTTACCCTGCTTCGCACGGTTGCGGACCGTGAGGTTGCCGTAGCACATGATGAGTGCGTAGCGAGCATCAAGGTTCTCTGGGCGGACGAAATCCGTCTGCTGGAACCACTTGCCCGAGTGACCGACAAGCGTGAGGTACTTGCTGTTGAGGAAGTACACAACACCTGCGGTGCAGTGCACATCGTACGCAACAGGAGCAGCCTTGAACAGCAGGTTCTGGAATCCAGCGTCTGCGGTCTTGGTGTCCGTGTAGCGCAACTGTGGCTGCAACAGAGCCTCGTACTTCTCAAACAGGGTCTGAGTCGTGAGGATCATGTCTGGGTGGTCGTTACCAACCGACACGCTGTTGTAGGCGGTGGCCATCTGAGCGAGGGTCAAAGCACCTGCGGTGTTCTCCTCGTACGAGCGCCACCAGTTGTTGTCCTGACCAGTTGCCGAGTTGATTCCACCAACGGTGTTACCGGACTCAACGAGGTTTGCAAGACCGTTCCAGTTCTTGCCAGAGTTGCCGGTGCCGTCACCGAAGAACATCTGGTTGAAACCTTCACGCATTGACTCTTCAGCCTGCATGATCTTCGCCTCAAGGAGGTTGATGATTGCGGCTTCGCCGTTGTTCTTCGCCTCTTCAATACCGGAGATTGCGATGGATGCAGCGTACTGCTTCCAGTCGTACTCGGCAGCGGACATGCCATCCTGGGCAGTCAGCGAGATGGTGTCGTAACCGCT